CCTATCATTTCCGCCGCCGCCATCCGGGCGACAGTACAGATCAGAGGGTGGCTGTCCCCGACACGGTCCGCGTGCCGGCCGAGGAGGTGCTGCACATCTACCGTCCCATCGATGCCGGACAAATACGGGGCCTGCCGCATGTGGCCCCGGCCATGGTGCGGCTGTTCCTCTTGGATCAATACGATGATGCCGAGCTCGACCGTAAAAAGACGGCCGCGATGTTCGCGGGCTTCATCACCAAGACCGCGCCCGAAGACCCGATGATGGGCGAAAGCGAGGCCGACCTTGATGGGGCCGCGATCGCTAGCCTCGAACCGGGGACCATGCAGGTGCTGCTGCCAGGCGAGGATGTGAAGTTCTCGAGTCCCGCCGATGTCGGTGGCGGTTATGAGGCCTTCCAATATCGCACGCTGCTCGCGGTCTCGGCCTCTCTTGGGCTGCCCTATCACCTTGTCACCGGCGACGTCCGGCAGGCGAACTACTCGAGCTTGCGTGCCGAACTCGTCGAGTTCCGCCGCCGCATCGGCCAACTGCAGCACGGCGTGATGGCGCATCAGCTGTGTCGGCCCATCTGGCGGCGCTGGCTGGAAACGGCTGTGCTCTCGGGCGCCCTGGATGCAGACCCTGTCACCGCTAGGCCGGTGCAATGGATCCCGCCACGGTGGGACTGGGTCGATCCGCTCAAGGATATCCAGGCGCAGGTGCTGGCAATGGAGGCGGGGCTCACCTCGCGGCGCAAAGTGGTCGAGGCCACCGGCTACGACATCGAAGAGGTCGACCGCGAGAATACCGCGGATGCCAAGCGCGCATCTGATCTGGGACTGACCTATCGCGCCAGCCCCGGAGAGACGCAGGGCGCGCGGGCCACGCCGGCGCGACGGCCGGAACCCAGCGACGGCGCCGAGGACGGCAATGATGACGACCCGGCGGGGGCCGACCGCGCCAATCCACAGGAGTGATCTGATGAAAAGTTGGTACGAAATCCGCGCCCGTGCCTCGGGCACGGAAGTGCTGATCTATGACGAAATCGGCGCCTATGGCGTTAGCGCGAAGGGGTTCCTGGCGGAACTTGGTGCGCTGCCCGACGATGCCGCGATCGACCTTCGCCTGAACAGCCCGGGCGGCTCGGTCTTCGACGCAGTCGCCATTTACAACGCTCTGCAGCGCCATGAAGGCACAATCACCGTCTGGATCGATGGCATCGCTGCCTCGGCCGCGAGTTACATCGCCATGGCGGGCGACGAGATTGTCATGCCCGAGAACGCCTTCCTTATGATCCATGATCCAAGCGGCTTGGTCATGGGCACGGCCGAGGACATGCGCGAGATGGCCGAGACCATGGACAAGATCGCGGGCAGCATGATCCGCGGCTATGCGGGGCGGTCGGGACGTTCCGAGGACGACATCGCGGCCCTGATGACGGCCGAGACCTGGTTTGATGCGCAGGACGCGCTCGCGGCGGGTTTTGCAACGCGGATGGCAGAGCCGGTGCGTATTGCTGCCAGTTTCGACATCGACCGATTCCGCAACGCCCCGCCTTCATTGATTGAGGCCGTCGCGGAAACCGTTGCTGCCCCCAACGGTTTTGAGGACGATCCAGACCGGACGGCAGAGGCAACTCCGCCTGTGGTGCCCGAAAGTGATGTTGGGAAGGACAACATCACTTCAGGCGACATCACCATGCCAGCAGAGGATCCACCAGCGCCGCTTGAGCAGGAGCCGGGTGTTTCCGACGGGAACACCCGCCCATCCAGCCCCTCCGAGAGCAGTGTTGAAGTCGACAACAGTGCTCAAAAGGCCAGCGCTATTCGCGCCGAGGCCATCGCCCATGCGCGGGCCGTGATCGATCTCTGCCGCCTTGCCGGCCAGCCACAAATGGCCGGGCGCTTTCTGGAAGAGGACGCGAGCCTCGATGAGGTCCGTACCCGGCTCCTCGCGGCCAAGGCAGAGAACACCCCTGACATCATCACCGCCGCTCATGCCCAGCCCGGGCGGGCGGCCACCACCCAATCCTGGGGCGATGTGATCGCCCGCACCTTCAAGACGAAAGGCTAACGCATCATGACGACGCTCACTGAAGGCAAACACGCGGGCGGCTTCCTCGTCTGGGAAGTGCTCCGCGATTACACCCGAGAAACCGTCACCATCGCCTCGGGCGCAGGCACGCTCGCGCCCGGCACTGTGCTTGGCAAGATCACCACGGGCGGGAAATACACCGGGCTCGCGCCCGCCGCCACCAACGGAAGCCAGAACGCCGCCGGTATTCTCTGGGCGGGCGTTGACGCATCGGCAGCCGATGCCCCCGGCGTCGTAGTCCTGCGCGGCCCCGCCATTGTCAATCGTCACGAGATCGTCTGGCCCGAGGGCGCGACCGAAGCCCAGATCACTGCGGGCACCACGGCGCTTGCTGCGCTCGGCCTCATCCTGCGCTGAGCACCGGCGCGCATCCGTTTCATCGAAATTCAGGAGGTTGGCGCAATGGCCACCATGGACATCTTTGAGGGCGACGCCTTCAGCATCATCGAGCTCACCCGGGCTCTGGAAAACATCCCCTTCAAACCGGCGATCCTGTCGGGAGCGGGCCTGTTCGGATCGCGCGGCGTGCGCCAACGCACCGTCATGATCGAAAGCCGCGATGGCACGCTGTCGCTGATCCCTTTCTCGGAACGTGGCTCAGCCTATGAACAGCAGGTGCCCGAACGCCGCGACATGCGAGCCTTCGTCTGCCGTCAGTTCAAGAAGCAGGACGTGCTTTGGGCCTCTGAAATCCAAGGCATCCGCGAATTCAGATCGGAAACGGCTGTACAGCAAGTGCAGACCGAAGTCGCCCGCAAGATGGGCCGCCTGCGCAACGACGCCGAGGCCACCTTCGAGTTCCACCTCTTCAACGGCATCCAGGGTGTGGTGAAGGACCCGAAAGACGGCGCGACCGTCATCAATTACTACACAGAGTTCGGCATCACGCCTGCGGCTGAGGTTGATTTCGATCTCGATAACCAGTCGCCTGCATCAGGTGCCCTGCGCAAACGCTGCCAGGCTTTGATCGAAAGTGTCGAAGACAGCCTTGGCGGGCTCGCGGCGGGTCAGGTGCAGCTGCGCGCGGAATGCGGCTCGGCCTTCTTTGCCGATCTCGTGGCGCACAAGGAGGTGCGCGAGACCTATCTCAACACTGCCGCTGCCGCGGACCTACGTGGCCGCGTGGGCGAAGAGGTCAGCTTTGGCGGTATCACCTTCCGCCGCTATCGCGGAGGTCTCGGTTTCGGTGTGCCGACCGACAAGGCGTATTTCTACCCGGAAGGTGTCGAGGGGCTCTTCGAGATTTACTACGCCCCTGCTGACACCTTCGAGACGGTGAACACGCTTGGCCTACCGCTCTATGCGCGCATGATCCCGGATCGTGACCGAGACGAATGGGTGCGGCTTGAGATCGAAAGCAACCCGCTGCCGATCTGCACCCGGCCGCAGGTGCTGCGCTCGGCCAAGCGGACCTGATGACCGCCTTTGCCGATGCACTGGGTGTCCTCTTTGCTGACCCGAACATCTCAGTGGAGCTTTGGCACAGGGACAGCGAGGGCCAGTTCACCCGCGCCCGGGGCATTCTGCGCCGACCCGACGAACTCACCGAGTTCGGCGCAGCACGACTGTTATCTGACACCATCCGGATCGACGTCCGGGTGGCAGATATCCCCGATCCTCGCCCGCAGGAGCAGATCCTGATCGAGGAAGAGACCTTCCTGATCCAGGGCGAGCCGCGCCGGGACCGCGAGCGGCTTGTCTGGACCATTGAGTTGGCCCCCGCATGAAACTTGGCCTCGACATCAGCCCGGATCTGGTCGCGGTCATGGCGGCCGCGGTGAAAGCCGGCGAGAAGGCTGTGACAACGGCCATGCGCGAGGCGGGAACGGGCCTGAAATCCTCCTGGCGCGGGCAGATCACGCAGGCGGGGCTCGGCCGGCGGCTGGCGAACTCGATCCGGAGCCAGACCTACCCTAGGTCCGGCGAGAGCCTGAATGCTGCGGCACTCGTCTGGTCCAAGGCCCCGGTCATCGTCGGCACACACGATACCGGGCCGCTGATCCGGTCGCGGGACGGCTTGTGGCTCGCGATCCCGACGGAAGCTGCCGGGCGGGGCCTGCGCAGCGGCAAGATCACGCCCGGCGAATGGGAGCGGCGGCGCGGGATGCGACTGCGCTTCGTCTATCGACGCCGGGGGCCAAGCCTTCTCGTGGCAGACGGGCGGTTGAACAATCGGGGGCTGGGGGTCGCGTCACGCTCGAAAACCGGGCGCGGGAAAAGCACCGTGCCGATCTTCCTCCTGGTGCCACAGGTGAAGCTGCGCAAGCGGCTCGATCTCGGGCGAGATGCGGAGCGGGCTAAGGCGGCCATCTCAGGCGCGATCGTCACAAACTGGGTGGAGGAAAAGGTCAGATGACCACCCGCGAAACCATCCTGACAGCTCTGGTGGACCTGTTACGCACGGTCCCGCGCGTGCCGGTGCTGCGCGGCGAGGTGCTGCCTGAACGGGTGCCGCCCGAGGGGCTGATGATCTTGCGCGATGGCAGCCCGGGCGAGCCGGGCGTGACGCTCTCGCCGCTGATCTATCACTACCAGCACCGCGCCGAGCTTGAGGTGATCGTGCAGTCGGGTACGCAGCGCGACGGGCTGTTTGACCGGCTGATCGGGCGGATCGGGTCGGCAATTGGCGCGGATCGCACGCTGGGCGGGCGCTGCGATTGGGTCGAGGCCGAGGCGCCAGAGCCCGTCGATCTGCCCGTCGAGGGCGGCGCGAGCATGAAGGCCGCTGAGGTGCCGATCATCCTGCATTACGCAACCAGCGATCCCTTCGGCGGATAACTCAATTGACGTTGAGCCCGAACGGCTGCCGGGAATGCAGCCGCACTTTCCAGTCGTTTTCTCGGGCGATAACGTCCTCTGGCGGCAAGTCCGGTGCGAGGCGTTCGAGAGTGCTGAAACGAAAATTTCTCGGGTCACGACCACGAAGTTCGCGGTTTCCACCATGGCCATCACGGACATAGGCCTGCCAGCGACCAAGAATGTTGTCGCGACCATAGGCGGAACCGACATAGGCCCGACGATCGCTTTCATCGAAAATGAGGTAGATCCCACGCCATTCAGCCAGTCGCGTCCGCCAGGACAGCGGTAACGTCGCGAGCTCTGCAAATGTCAGATCGATCTCACGCCAGATGGGCGGCGGAGCCGCGAATGCGCTTTCCTCAAGGATCACGCTGACGGGGAAGTTTCCGCGGTCCAACCACCGAAACCATGAACGCTCCGGCGGCGGAAAATTGATAACCAGCCGACCGCACCACTCAAGATAGAAGGGGAGGCGCTCCAAATCGAACTGAAGCGCGGTTCCCTCCTGATCTGCATGCTCAGCTGTGAACCCCTCATAACCCATATCCCGTAGGATCTGGTTCTCCGGTATGCGCCAGAAGGCATCATGATCGAGAGCGCGCGCCTCGCCGATCCGATAAAGCCCAATAAAATGTGCTTTCCCCGGCGAGAGCCCGAGAAAGCTCGCGACATATTTGGCCCGGCGCAAAGCGGTTTGGGGTCGGCCAGGAACGGACTGATAGGTTTCAAAGAGGTTTGGGCGTTCTTCGATGATCCACGGCATGGCCCGGGCAAGCCGCGGTTCGAAGGGTCGATGGCGCAACAAGACAATGCGCTCTCTGGCATCCGGGTCGTATCCTTGAATGCGTAGCAGGTCCTTGAAATCCATAGCGACTCTACTCCCGGCGCGTTGGATGCAGACTAAGCCCCACAAACCCCGCCGGCAACAAAGCCTTATGCCATCTTTCCAAAGAGGCGAAGAAAGGAGACCACCATGGCACGAGCCCAAGGGGCGCGGGCGCAGATGGCGCTGGCGTTCGAGACGAGTTATGGCAGCCCGCCCTTGAGCGGGTTCACCAAGATGCCCTTTGCCAGCACGACGCTGGGGGCCGAGCAGCCGCTGCAGACATCGGAACTGCTCGGCTATGGCCGCGATCCGCAGGCCCCGATCAAGGATGCGGTAACGGCGGATGGCGATGTGGTGATCCCGATCGATGCCGAGGCGTTTGGCTTCTGGCTCAAGGCAGCTTTCGGGGCGCCAGAGACGACCGGGTCTGAGAACTATACCCACCAGTTCACGTCTGGCGAGTGGGCACTGCCGAGCTTTTCGGTCGAGACCGGCATGCCCGAGGTGCCGCGCTATGCGATGTATTCCGGCTGCATGGTTGACAGCTTGAGTTGGCAGATGGCGCGGTCGGGCTTGCTGACGGCCACGGCGAGCATCGTGGCACAGGGCGAGGCCATCGCCACGACCAGCGCGGTAGGTACACCCGCCAATATCGCGCTGAAGCGCTTTGGGCATTTCAACGGGTCGATCACGCGGAACGGGGCCAATATCGGTAACGTTGTCTCTGCCGACCTTACCTATGCCAATAATCTCGACCGCATCGAGACGATCCGGGCGGACGGCAAAATCGACGGAGCGGACCCATCCATCGCGGCGCTCACCGGCAATGTCGTCGTGCGGTTCGCGGACCAGACACTGGTGCAACAGGCGATCAACGGCGATTCTTGTGAACTTGAGTTCTTCTACACGCTGCCCACGGGCGAGAGCCTGACGCTGACGGCCCATGCCGTTTACCTGCCACGCCCCCGGATCGAGATCTCGGGCCCGCAGGGGGTGCAGGCGACCTTTGACTGGCAGGCGCCCAGCGACCCGGCGTTGGGCCGGATGTGCACCGTAACGCTGACGAATGATCGGGAGATGTACTGACCATGCTGCGATTGAACCTCTCCACCGAGCCGCGCTGGCTCGATCTTGGCCACGGTGTGCGGCTACTGGTGGAACCCTTGACCACCGCCATCATGCTGGCCGCCCGCAGCGATCCGACGATTGTCGCGGCAGCCGCTGATGCCGAAGCCAACACCTCCAACGATGATCTCGCCCGCATCGTGGCCAAGGCCGTTGCCAGGATCGTTGTCAAAGACTGGGAGGGCGTGGGTGATGAAGATGGCAAGTCACTGCCTCTCACGCCCGAGGGCATCGACGCGCTGCTGGAACTCTGGCCGATCTTCGAGGCCTTCCAGACCAAATACATCGCTGGCGCGATCATTCTGGACGCTGAAAAAAACGCCTGACCGCTCTCGCAGACTGGGAGTTCGGCGGGGGCGGTGAGTATTGCGCGGCCTGCCCCTCAATGTGCGCGGAATGCCCGCGCAGTCTTCATGCGCCCTGCACCGTTGAGGGCTGGCAGGTCTGGGATCTGGTCCAGCGCCTCGGCGGACAGGTGCGCGTCGTTGGCGGCATAAGCGGCGGCGCTGTCCTCGGCTGGGACATGGGCGCGGCCCTGCAACTCGGCGCAGCCCTCGGGCTCTCGCCCCTCATCATCGCGGAGTTGCTGCCGCCCATTGAGGCGGTGATGGTGCGCAAGACAAACGAAGAGATCGAATACCGACATGGCTGAGAAAAAGGTATCTGTCCGCCTCTCCGCGACTGGCGGGCGCCAGGTGCGCGCCGAGCTCGAAGGTGTCGGCGAGGCGGGTAGCCGTGGCTTGGGGCGTCTCTCGCGCGAGATGGACCAGGCCAATGCCCGCATGGCGGCCTTTGCGCGCCGGGCCCGGATTGCGGCGACGGCGGCCGCCACGGCCCTTGCTGCTGCCGTCGTCTCGATGACCCGCTCGACCGTTGCCGCCGCCAACGAAATCGGCCAGCTGTCCCAGGTCGCCAATGCCAATCCAGAGCTGTTCCAGCGCTGGTCGGCGGCCTCGGCGACGGTGGGCATCGAGCAAGAGAAGCTGGCCGATATCCTGAAGGACGTGAACGACCGCGTGGGCGACTTCCTGCAGACGGGCGGCGGGCCGATGGCGGATTTCTTCGAGAACATCGCGCCGCGCGTTGGCGTGACGGCCGATCAGTTTGCACGGCTATCCGGGCCGGAAGCGCTGCAACTCTATGTCGACAGCCTCGAGCGCGCGGGCGTCAGCCAACAGGAGATGACCTTCTATCTTGAAGCAATGGCGTCCGATGCCACTCGGCTGATCCCTCTGCTGCAAAACGGCGGGGTAGAGATGACCCGGCTCGGGGCGCAGGCGCAGGCGCTTGGGGCGGTGCTCGATGCAGATGCCATCGCCGCCATGCGCCGGTCGGAACTCGCGCTGGTCAGCATTGGCCAGGTGTTCACGGGCGTGCGCAACAGGATCGCTGTCGCACTGGCGCCCACGCTTGAGGCGGCGGCGAACGCCTTCGTGGCGCTGGCATCCAGCACCAGTCCGATCAGCCGGGCCTTTGATGCTGTGCTGACCAATCTCGATCGGCTGGCAATCTACGCAGGAACCTTTGCGAGCTTCCTTGCAGGACGCTGGGTGGCCGCCATGGCTGCCGCGGCACTGTCGGTCCGAGGTCTCGCCACCACTCTGGTAGTCCTGAAAGGCGCGTTGATCCGCACCGGCATCGGCGCCCTCATCGTGGGCGCAGGCGAGCTGGTTTATTGGTTCACCCGGTTGGCCTCCGGCGCAGGCGGCTTCGGCGAGGCGATGCGGCTCCTTAAGGACGTCGCGGTTGAGGTCTGGGACCGGATCAAGATGGGCGCCAACGCGGCCGGGTCGCGCGCCACAGCCATGTTCTATGATCTCAAAGCCGATGCCGCGACCGGCATGGCTGGAGCCATCGAGAGTGTGGTCGCCTTTGGAAACACCACCGCCAATAGCTTTGAGGGTGCGCTTCTCGCCGTACGCGAGATCTGGTCACGATTGCCGGATGTGATCGGGGATCTGGTCTTCTCGGCAGCCAACCGCATGCTTGATGGCATTGAGGCCATGCTGAACGGCGCGATCCGCCGGATTGACGCCTTCACGGGGCGCATTCGAGATGCGCTGGCGGCTGTCGGGATCGAGACCACTTTTGGTCAGATCGGTGAAATCAGTCTCGGCGATATCTCCAATCCCTTTGCAGGCGCCTCCGCAGATGCCGGAACAGCCGCAGCAGAGGCGTTTTGCCGAGCCTTCGAGGATAATCCGCTCACGGCCCCCGACCTCGGCCTTGATGGCATTGCGGCGGATTCACTGGAAACGGCCAATATTTACAGGCGTGCCGCCACGGACCTCGCGAATGGCGCGACGGCACCGCTTGTCTCCTGGGGCGCGCTTCGCGATGCCGTTGCGGGCACCGGCGAAGAAGGCGCGGCTGCGCTGGATGAGGCGACTGTCTCAGCAGATCGTCTGTCGGATGCCATGGGGCGTGCCGGTGGCGCGGCAGGAAGTGCCGGAGATCGGATCGCCACCGGGTGGCGTGCAGTGTCAGAATCCCTTCAAGCCTATGCCACGGATGCCCTAAACTGGGGCAAAGGCCTCGGCGAAACTCTGACAGGCGCTTTCAGTGGCGCAGAAAGCGCGTTCCGGAGCTTCGTCGAGACCGGCAAGTTCGACTTCAAGGGCCTCGTGCGCTCGATCCTGGCGGACCTTGCGGTCCTGTCGTTCAAGCGCGCGGTGCTGGGGCCCATCGCCTCGGCGCTCTCCGGCATCTTTGGCGGCGGGTCCGTCGCGACGGCTGTCTCGCATGCGGGCGGCATCGTAGGGTTATCGGGACACAGTCGCTCGGTACCTGCGCTGGCTTTCGCAGCGGCACCCCGGATGCATTCAGGGGGGACCGTGGGGCCGGTTGGCTCCTGGGCGGGTCTCCGACCCGACGAGGTCCCAACAATCCTGCAGCGCGGGGAGCGGGTGCTGAACCGGCGAGAAGCGGGGAACTATGGCCGGGGCGGCAGCATTGGCGCGGGCGTCACCGTCAACATCGATGCGCGCGGGGCGCAGATGGGCGTGGCCGAGCAGATCGATGCACGGCTGCGGGCGGCCATTCCGGAAATCGCCCGCATCGCCAAGGAAAGCGTTGCCGATGGGCGGCGCCGGGGTCAGGTGATCTGAGATGGCCATTCCTGTCTTGCCGCTGACGCTCGTGTCCTCGCTCGAGCGGAGGCTGGTCACGTCGGTCGCCGAGGCCCGTTCGCCATTCACCGGCACGTCCCAGATCCAGGACTGGGGTGCCTCGTGGTGGGAATACCAGATCGAGATGACGGTGACCCAGAGGGCCAAGGCTCGGCGGCTTTCGGCCTTCTTCACCGCCCTTGGTGGATTGCGGGGTCGGTTCCTGTTCCCCGATCCTTCGATCGAGGTGCCGTTGGCGGCGGGCAATCCTTACGTGACCGAGGCGCAAGCTGCGGGAGCCTTCACCTTGCGTACGGCGGGATGGGGGCTTGGGCTGCGCGCAGGGGATTTCTTCCAGTTGGGCGGAGATGCCACCACGCGGCTCTATCAGCTGACTGCCGATGTGACGCCCATCGGCAGTGAAGCGATGCTCGCCTTCGTGCCGCCGCTTCGGGCTTCCGTGCCGATCGGCACGCTGCTGGGTCTCGACGCTCCGTCGGTTCTCTTGCGCCTGAAGGCCCCGGTCCCCTCGGTCATCGGTCGGGCGGATCAGCACCGTTTCACGATCTCCGCCCGCGAAGCTCTTTAACCAGCGAGGCCCTCTCATGAGCCGCGATCTTACCGTTGCTTTTGCCACTGCGCTGACTGACCAAAGTCTGCGGCCGGTCATCTTCTTCGAGGGGCAGTTTGCCACGGGTTTGGTCCGAATTTGGTCAGGTCTGGGAGAGGTGAGTTGGAACGGTCAAAGCTGGGCCGGGGCCGGGTCTCTGCTTGGGCTCGGGGCGATTGATGAAACCGGGGAGGTCGTGGCCGGCGGCACCGCCGTGTCGCTTTCCGGCGTGCCGCTTGATCTCGTGCAGATGGCGATCGATGAAGCGCGTCAGGGCCTGCCGGGGCGGATCTGGCTGGGGCTCCTGGCCGAGGATGGCAGCATCATCGCCGATCCTGTGCAGGCTTTCTCAGGTCGCCTCGATGTCCCGGAAATCAAGGATGACGCCGACACCTGCACCATCACCATCAGCTATGAGAGCCGTCTCATCGACCTGACTGTGGCGCGAACCTGGCGCTATACGCACGAAAGCCAGCAGGTCTTGTTCCCGGGCGACCTTGGCTTCGAATACGTGACCGCGATCCAAGATCGCGAAATCACCTGGGGGCGCGGATAGTCATGGCACGCGTTGATCACTGGGAACGTCTTCTCGCCGCCGCCATCGATACGGCAAGGGCTAAGCCTTTCGTTTGGGGCGTCCATGACTGCCCGACATTTGCCTTCGAGGTGCGCATGATCCTGACCGGCAGCGAAGATATCGCGTCCCTCTGGCGCGGTCGCTACACAACCGCGCTTGGCGGCGCGCGTGTGATGCGCCGCCTGGGCTGGGCCTCGCTCGAGGACATGGGTTATGCGCTCCTCGGCGAACCCCGCCCGGCCGTTTTGTTGGCCCAACGCGGCGATATCGTTCTGTCCGACACGGGCCTTGGCTTCGGCATCTGCAACGGAGCCTCGGCGGTTGGCATGGCGCCCGCGGGCCTTGTGACCGTACCGCTCTCCTCTTGCCGTCTTGCCTGGCCCATCTGAACTCGGAACCTTTCCATGCCCTTTATCGTGACAGCCGTCACCGCGATCGCGGGGGCGATCAGCGGCGTATTGGCTGCGGGCGGAATTGGTGCCGCGCTCTTGCGGATCGGCGGGACGCTGCTTCTGTCCTATGCGGCGCAGGCTCTGATGCCAAAGCCGCAGACCACGATGCAGCCGCGCACGGTGACGATCCGTGAGCCCGTCGTACCGCGCGATCTCGTCTACGGCCGCACGCGCAAGGGCGGGGTCATTGTCTTCCTGCACTCCTCGGGGTCGGACAACAAGTTCCTCGATCTGGTGATCGTGCTTGCCACGCATCGCGTCAAATCGATCGGGGCCATCTACTTCGAAGGCGAAGTGGCGGTGAATGCCGCAGGCGTGGCTCAAGGCCGCTGGGCCGGAAAGGTCTTCGTCGAAAAGAAGCTCGGCGCCGCCAACCAGCCAGCCTTCGCGGGCCTCAAGGCAGCGCTGCCGGACAAATGGACAGAAAACCATCGGCTTCGGGGCTGTGCGGCCATTCGGCTGCGGCTGACCTATGACCAGGATGCCTTCCCGGGCGGCATCCCGAACATCACGGTCGATCTCGAGGGCAAAGACGACATCTGGGATCCGCGGACCCAAACCGCAGGCTATTCGGAAAACCCTGCGCTCTGCCTGGCTGATTATATGGCCAACCCAACCTGGGGCATTGGGGCGCGCATTGGCGAGCCAGACGGTATTGATGAACTTTCCGTGGTCGAGGCCGCGAACATCTGCGACGAGACCGTTCCGCTTGCGGGTGGCGGCTCCGAGCCGCGCTATGCCTGCAATGGGGTGATCACGCTTTCGGAGGTCCCGAAGACGATCATCGAGGGAATGCTCTCCAGCTTCGCCGGGCGCTGCGCCTTCTCGAGCGGGTCATGGCGCATTCATGCGGGGGCCTGGCGCGCGCCTGATGTGGCGCTGACCTCGGACCATGTCCGCGAAGGCGGGCTGACGCTCGCCACGCGCGTAACCATGTCCTCGAACTTCAACGGTGTGCGCGGGCAGTTCGTCAGCCCCGAGAACGATTGGCAGCCGGATGACTTCCCGGCCTATGCGAGCGATGTCTATCTCGCCGAGGACGGCGGGGAGCGAAAATGGCGCGACATCTCGCTGCCCTTCACGATCTCGGCCGCCATGGCGCAGCGGCTGGCCAAGATCGAGCTCGAGCGTGCGCGTCGGCAGATGACGGTGCGGCTCTCGGGCAAGCTTTCGGCTTGGGCCGCGACCGTCGGCGATGTGGTGACGCTATCCTATGCGCGCTGGGGCTTTGCCGCGAAGCCCTTCGAGGTGCATGGGGTGAGCCTTGATCTGACGGCCTCGGGCGATGGGGCGCTGCTCCTGCCGGAGTTGGTCCTGCGCGAGACCTCGCCCTTGGTCTATGACTGGTCGGCGTCCGAGCAGCAGATCTACGCAGCTGCCCCACGCACGGCGCTGCCCAATGTTTACGACATCCCGGCCCCCGGCGCGCCGCAGGTTACCGAGGACCTCTATGTCACGCGGGACGGTGGGGGGCTGAAGGTGCTCGCGAAAATCAGTTGGGAGGCGGCACCCTCCGGGTTTGTCGCGGACTATCAGCTGCAGGCGCAGCAGGGAGGTACTGGGGACTGGATTGACTATGGCCGGACGGACGGTTTGACCCTTGAGATCCGCGATATCGCGCCGGGGGCCTGGGCTTTCCGCGTCAAAGCGATCTCGGTATTGGGTGTCTCCTCGAGTTGGCAGACGAGTTCCGTCGAAATCCTCGGGCTCACCGCGCCGCCAGCGCAACTCGAGAATGTGACACTCCAAACGGCCGGCGGCCTTGCGATCCTGAAGTGGTCCCGCTCGGCCGATCCCGATGTTCGCGTGGGTGGCAACATCGTGATCCGCCATTCGAAAGAAGCGACGGCCACTTGGGCCGACAGCTATTCGATGGACCGGGTCTCGGGCGGCGAGGCCATCGCTGTCGTGCCGCTGAAACCCGGGACCTACCTGGTGCGCGCGGAGGACAGCGGCGGTCGCGCGGGCCCTGAAACCCGCGTCTCGACCAAGGGCGCGCAGGTGCTGGCCTTCTCAACCTTGGACTTCCTGCAGGCCGATCCCGGCTTCTTTGGCCCGAAATCAGGGCTGCAGGTCACGGGTTCGACCCTGACGCTGGCAACAGTGACCGCAAATGGCGTGACGCAGGTTAGCACGATGGAGGGGCAATACGCCTTCGCCGCGGGGCTTGATCTCGGTGCGGTGAAGCGCGTGCGCCTGCGCTCGGAAATCGGCGTGGCAGCGCTCGCACTAAATGACCGGATAGATTCCAGAACAACGCTGATGGACAGCTGGGCCGATTTCGACGGCTCGGCCGGCGCAGAAATCGACGTGCTCTTCGAGATCCGCGAGACCGATGATGATCCGGCCGCATCGCCGAACTGGGGTCCCTGGGGACGTCTCGACAACCACGAAATCGAAGCCCGCGCTGTGGAAGCGCGGGCGCATCTCACGACGAAGGACGCGTCCTACACGCCCATCGTCAGCCAATTGCGGCTCTATGCCGATGAGGTTGCGTATTCCACGCGCATTTGGCCACCTGTTCCACGAGGACTTGGCCACCTATTCCATGAACACTTGGCCACCCGTTCCACGGCACTTGGCCACCCCAGGATAGGGGGTCTGTGAGGCAATCTAATCGTGCCTATTCTGTAGCCTTTGAGG